ACATTGGTTGTGGCTCCTAAGCGAGTAGCAGATAGTGTATGGGACACTGAATGTGCAAAATGGGAACACCTTTGCCATTTAAAAGTGGTAAAGATAATGGGCTCTGAAAAGCAACGCCTTGCCGCGTTAAAAGAAAAAGCTGACATTTACATCATTAACCTAGAAAATATCGTGTGGTTAACCAACGCCACAGATATGTTAGTGTTTACTAACTTTATTGCAGACGAAAGTTCTCGTTGGAAGTCACCTCAAACCAAGAGATTTAAAGCGTTAAAAAAGTACCTACGCGGCTTCTCACGTCGTTTAATCCTCACTGGTACACCTACCCCTCAGGGCATGCAAGATCTCTGGTCCCAGGTGGGTATATTGGACTTAGGAGAGCGTTTGGAGACTAGCCTTACCAAGTTCCGTGATAAGTACATGACGCCGGACCAAATGAACCGGCACACCCGGGTGGTGTACTCATGGAAGTTTAAGGCCGGATGTGATCAGATTGTGCAGGATAAAATATCAGACATCTGTTTCTCACTTAAGGCAGAGGACTACCTGCAACTACCCGAATGTACCTATGTATACCACAGTATATCTTTTGACCCACAGGTAAGGAAACAATACGATGAGCTTAGAAAAGAGATGGTTGTCGACATCAAAAAAGAAAAGATCACAGCCCCAACAGCGGCGGCACTCGCGAACAAGCTCCTTCAATTTACATCAGGCGCGGTCTATGACGAGCAGGGGGACACGCATGAAGTCCACCGCTCTAAGCTGGAATATCTTGAGTCGATCATGGAGGAGAGCTCCTCTCCTACGCTGGTGTTCTACCACTTCAAACATTCCCTCCAAAGACTACGGCTTCAGTTTCCACAGGGTGTGGTATTGGATGACGACAACATTGAGGCGTGGCGTAGAGGAGAGATCCGCATGCTATTTGCACACCCACAATCTGGAGGCATCGGGCTCAATCTTCAGTGCAACGTTGGTGATACAGCGCAGACAGTCTGGTTTGATCTTCCATGGAGCTCAGAGAACTATATACAGGCAAATGCAAGGATATACAGACAAGGACAGACCAAGCCCGTTATTATACACCACCTAACAGTGTCTAATAGTATCGACGAGCAGGTGGTCAAGGTACTGGACGGAAAAATAAATTTGCAACAAGCCCTTCTAGACACCCTGAATTTTGCATTAATATAGTATGAAAACAAAAACCAAGCATAAGATCAACGCCATTGCCCCCAGGCTTTCGGATGAGGACATTGACCCCCTTGAAAAAGAGGATAGCGTTGAGCCCAACCCACCGATACTTGAGGGGTGGCTACCTTGGAACCCGGAAGATGTAAGTGATATCCGAAGAATGATATCAGATGTTTTACCAACAAAACAACAATTTGTATTAGAAGCGTTTTTAGACGGATTAAATTATGCTGACGTTGGCGTAACAGAAAAGTATTGGAGGTATCATTTCTTTAAGGGTGTTGAGTTCATTAAAAAGGAATTAAAGCTATGACTCATTTCATTGTGGAGCACAGATACAGAGGCGGTTATGTTATGGAGACAATTTGCGGTGTGGAAGATATCGACACTAGCATGTATAAAGATTTATTGGGGGTCTGGGTATGTGATAGCCAGGAAGAGCTACAGATCATGGAAAAACAACTTAAGGAGCTAAGACATGCACGATCCAGTCAACCATCCTAAGCACTATACAGAGCACCCAAGTGGCGTTGAGTGTATTCAAATCACAGAGCACATGGAGTTTAACCTTGGTAATGCACTAAAGTATATCTGGCGATGTGATCTAAAGAAGGACGCGGTAGAAGACCTACGCAAGGCGCAGTGGTACATTGGCAGGGAGATTGCAAAACGAATTAAAGTAAACAAACAGGAAGAGGAGTGTGGTAAATGAAAATTGAAATAGATGATGATTGTATTGATATGATTATGGAGGCCTCATTGATTGAGAGCTACACCAGCATATCAAAAAATTTAAAAAGTCCAGAGAGTTGGCATGAGGAAGATGTTGCAGCATGGAAAGAACTCATACCAGCACTAAAGATTGTAGGTAACTGGTACGTGTTTGACTTTGAAAATAAAGTTAAAAAAGCAAAGAAGTCAAAATGAACCCAAAAATTGACCTAGAATCCGCCATCATGCTGGCGTGGCAAACCAGTGAGGATATCAATTTATTGTTCAAACATTACGGCGATCACCCTGTACCAATGAGTGAAGATGAGGTATTAAACGCATTACTAGGCATTAAAGTGCTTCACGACATGCGCTGCGAGTCCTTAATGGATACGTATTGTCAGAAGATGGAGCTTAACCAGTACTGCACAGACCCGAAGCAGTTAGAAGCAAGATATGAAATGTTTGGAATTAAACAACCTAAGAAAGGAAGTAAAAAATGACTGATACAGTCGACGTAGCAGCAACAGAAGTAGACCCATTAGAGAGCAAAATTTTAACATTGAAGTTCAGTGTTAAAGATATTAACGCTATCTTGAATTTGTTAGGCACACTGCCATTTGTTCAATCTGTTGGTTTGATCAATGCCATACAGGCACAGTGCGCACCACAGGTAAATGAGGAGGCCCCAAGTGAACCTCAAGCAGCTGCTTAAACACGCAGGAATTAGCAACAATATCATCAAGGAAGTAGAGCGAAAAGCTGAGCGAACCAATGCCCAAAAGGAGCAGGAGCACCAGGAAAAAGCGCTGGCAATGACCAAGATGATGCTAAATGACGCGTTAAGGTACCGCAGGGAGCATGGCGATAAAACGCCACCCTCGGCACCTAAAAAGACTATCATAATGCCCGGTGATTTTTAGGGCGGAATGGTGCGGTTTTTTGCATTAATATAGATAGGACTAGCTGTGAAGCTCTCCGAGCTGTAAAGAAAGCTAATGGCCCCCTGGAGCCATCATAGAATCCAGGCACCCCACAATAATTAGAAAAATTATGACCACAAAAAAACCATCACCAAATAAAAAAATGTTCACTGAGGAAATGGCTAAGACCGTTTTGGAACTCGGTAAGAAGGGTGCATCCCAAAAAACCATGTACGCCGCTATTAACATCAGCAAGGCCACCGCGGCTAAGTGGAAAAAAGAAGACCCAGACTTTGCAGAAATATTAGACTTAGCAACAACCTACGGGCAGGCGTTTTGGGAGATGATGTTGCTGGCTAACATCGACAATAAAGCCTTTAATTCTAGAGTTGCTGAAGTAGCCTTAAAAGGACAATACCCAGACGACTACTCACAACGTATGGATATCAAGCAGGACATTAAAAAAGAAGTTGTTGTTGACTTTAATGGCGAAATAGCAGCCCTCATAAAAGCACTTAAAGAATAAATTCCGCCCTACCTAAAAAATAAATAAAAAGGCACCTCAAAAGGGTGCCTTTTTTGCATTAATATATGTACGACTAATCAGACACGAAAGACTAAATTGACAGCACATGCGCTTTTATCCGCTTCAGGCTCCAAAAGGTGGCTATCCTGCACCCCCTCGGCCAGACTTGAGGCCACACTACCAGAACAGAAACGAAATACCAAGGGGGTTGATTTCTCTGCGGAAGGTACACTGGCACACTCACTTGGCGAAATACGCCTACGACTTCAATTTAATCAAATAGGACACGACGAATATGACCGCGAATACGAAATCATCAAGACGCACCCGATCTACAAAAACTACTCCTCCATTGAACGAGACGATTTCGAGGCTAACGTCGATAATTACGTCCTGTATGTTCGTTCTCAAATCGGTGAGGGGGACACTCCTTTATTTGAGCAGAGAGTTGACTTTAGCGATTGGGTTCCCGACGGTTTTGGCACGGCGGATGTGGTTATACTTTCTAAGCATTCCATTCGCGTCATCGACCTCAAGTTTGGAAAAGGCATTCCAGTACATGCACAAGACAACCCACAGCTCAGACTCTACGCCCTCGGCGCGTGGTCGAAGTTCAAAGAAGAGTACCCAGACATTCGAGAAGTCAGTTACACGATACATCAGCCCCGACTTGACAGTATCAGTACCGATGGTACCAGCATCAGTAAACTCCTCGACTGGGCCGAGTACTTCGTTAAAAGCAAAGCCAAGAAAGCGTGGAGCGGCGCAGGCGAGTTCCTCCCAGGCGAGTGGTGCCAGTTCTGCCGCGCAAAAGCGCAGTGCCGCTCACGCTCAGACTTCAACACCGAGCTCGCCCGTCAAGAGTTCAAAGCCCCGCCCCTCCTCACAGAAGAAGAAGTCAGCGAAGTCCTCGCCAAAGCTCAAGGCCTAAAGACTTGGTGCAGTGACGTAGAAGAGTTTGCACTAACCCGAGCTATTGATCAGAACATTGTTCCACCAGGGTACACACTCTCCACTACTAAAACACACCGTAAGATCTCTGACAGCGCCCTAGCGGCCGTTGTGCTGGTTGAGAGGGGTATGGACCCACAAGTTATTTGGGAGCCTCAGAAGCTCAAATCAATAGCCTCACTGGAGAAGTTGGGGCCTAAGGGGCAGGTCGCCGCGTGGTTAGGTGAGTTGATCCTACGACCAGAAGGTGAGCCAAAACTGGTACGGGCTAAGGAAGATGCTAAGGACGATTTTGTATGAGCACTTGGCTAATAGCAGCAATGGGCGCGGTATACTTCTACATAGCCTGTGAGCAGTTTTGGAAGGGTAGTATGGGTACGGGCATTATGTTTTTGGGATACGCCATAGGTAATATAGGATTGGTTATGGTAGCTAAATAAGGAAACACCATGCAGGTTATTTGTTACAACACGGAGTTTGATGTTCCGGACCTGCTAATCGACCAGTTTATGAAGGACTTTGACGGTCTCCCCGGTGGCAAACACCGAGAGGGTGTCATGCAGATCAGGGGATCCATTGAAGAAATTTTAGACATTGTGGCAGATGACCCGGAGTTGCTGTACGAGCCTGAGTACCAGACCGACTTCATTAGGGCCCTAGCAATGAAGCAGGCACTGGGGGAGCTAGGTATATTATATGATAGCTAGATATCTCACATTATGAAATAAAAAGTATGTTGTTTTTGCATTAATATGTGTATGGGTAGACAGACTGGCCCCAACTGAAGTCCAGTCTTAAAGTTAATAAGGAATTAAACATCATGGCAACAAAATCAATCAAAACCAAATTTGTAACCGGCAAGGTACGCTTCTCTTACGCTAATGTATTTCAGCCAGCTGAGACACCAAACGGCGTGTTAAAGTATTCAGTATCAATTCTCATCCCTAAGTCAGACACAGAGACCGTGGCGCGCTTTAAGAAGGCATTTGAAGAGACCAAGACAATCAACGCAGCAGTGTGGGGTGGCTCAGTACCTAAGCTCCTTAAGGGTGGCCTACGTGATGGTGATGCAGAGAAAGATGACTCGGCTTATGCAGGTCATTACTTTATCAACGCCAGCTCTAACGAACGCCCAGGTATTGTCGATGCAGATTTAAACCCAATCATTGACACCAGCGAGTTTTACAGCGGTTGCTATGGTCGTGCATCCATCACTTTGTATCCGTACGATACAAGCGGCTCTAAGGGTATTGCTGCCGGCTTGAACAATGTGCAGAAGTTAGAGGATGGTGAGAAGTTTGGTGGGTCTACATCAGCAGCGTCGGACTTTGCTGTATGAAGAACATCAAGCTGAAGTTTAGTAAGTTCTTCCCAAGCACGGACTATGGTCTTCCTAGCTTTCTTGACCTATCAGGTGAGGGCACCGATAAAGATAACTTCAATATCAGCCTAGCCATTAGCACTGGAAAAGATATGGTTAATATTTATCTAGGTGACTATGACAAGGCAAACTTTAAGTTTGTACAAGAGCTGCATAGTGCCTTGACAAAGACCTTGGAATACTACGAGACAATGGCCCAGATTGCGGTGGTAACCAATCCAGTAATCCCAGCAGTTTCCAAGAAGACTAAGGGAGTGCTAAAAAGCACGGAAACAAAACCTAAGAAGTAAATTGATTTTGTAGTATCGGGGGAGTGCCATAGAAACTGTGGCCTCCCCTTTTTATCCACCATATAACTATAGAGACCAATAAATGGACCAGTACCAGCAATATATCGGAATGAGTAGATACGCACGATATTTAGATGACAAACAACGTCGTGAAACCTGGCCAGAGACAGTAACACGCTTTACAGAGTATGTTTTTAGTCGTACACCAGCCATTACAGAAAATACAGAATTAAAAGCCGAGTTGTATAACTCAATTAAAAACCTAGAACTAATGCCTTCCATGCGAGCCATGATGACGGCAGGAAAGAGTGCCGACCGTGATAATACTTGCGTATATAATTGTAGTTATCTGCCTGTTGACGATCCCAAGAGCTTTGATGAGGCAATGTATGTTCTGCTCTGCGGAACGGGCGTCGGCTTTAGCGTTGAATCTAAATACATTAGTCAACTGCCCGAAGTGCCAGAAAAGCTATTTGATAGCGGGGGGACGATCAACGTGCACGATTCTAAGGAAGGAT